TGCCGGGAATTTATATCAAGATCGTGGAGGTGTGAATAATAGTCAAAAATAGACATTTGTTGATTTTTAGGAGGTAAAGAATCATGACTTTTAAAGACGGGGTCTGCCCGGTGTGCGGCGGGGATACGCACGGAATAAATAACGAGCCTATGCGCTGCGAGTTATGCGGCTGGGTTCAGGACGGGGCAGAGGCAAAGCAGGACGCAGAGAGAATCGACCAGATCTTCAGGGAAGAGTTTCCGGAGGAGGGGTGATCAGGATGAATAAACTCGAACGGTTGTTGAAAAAAGTAGACCAGCACAATGATCCTGCTATCGGAACGATAGAAAGTTATAAAGAAGAGTGCAGACAGCTCGGCAGCTGGGTTTATTTACTGTGGCGCCGCGGTGACTTAAAACGCGACGTCGCAAATATGAAGCTGAAAGGAGGAATGAAAAGTGAGTAAATTAACGCTCGATGATGAATATATACGCCTGAAGGAAGCTCTTAAAGGCGCACAGGTTGTCGCGAATCGGGCTAAGGGGCACGTAGCCGAAAATATACGCCTCCAGAAAGCCTTCGCACTGGCGTGCCGGCATTTGTATGACGAGATGGGCTTGGCGTCGAGCGGTCCCGAGCTGCAGCGCGGTATCCTTGACCGTGTCGATAATGAGCGAGTCTGCCGGTTGTGTGGGTGCACGGAGAATAATGCCTGCGTTGGTGTATTAGGCGACTCGTGCAGCTGGGCATCAGAGGACCTGTGCAGCGCGTGCGCGGGGAAGGATGGCAACAATGGAACGATTAAGTGAAGATAATATTAAAAAAGCAAAACAGTGGTTAAGCGATCAATATCTTGCACTTGATTTTGAATGTGGGGATATGCCGCATATTTTAGGCGTTTTGAGTAAAGCCCTCCGCGCCCAGCAGGAACGGGAGAACCCGAAGCCGCTGACGTTGGAGGAGTTGAAAGAGCGGGCTGGGAAGCCGGCATGGATCGCAACTGAACGGCGAGGCGGATGGCATATTGTGCATAGTTTTCATAGTGCCGATGTTATTGGACGTAGCTTTATAATGACAAGCAAGACGGCAGAAAAAACGCCAATTTCAATTTGATCGGTACGGCAAAACATGGCTCGCCTACGACCACGAACCAAAACTGCGCGACATTTAAACCAAAGGAGGTTTAAAGATGATTAATTTAAAAGAGCATTTATTTATAATGCTACAAGAAGAAGCCGCGAAAATTCAAATGGCGGTATCCAAGACGTTACGGTTTGGGCCGGACAACCATCATCCGGGGGAAACGCTCAAAAACAAAAATGCAGTTTTTCAAGAAATATTGGACTTGATTGCTGTGTGCGAAATGTTACATGAGGAAGGGAGCATCAAAAAACTTGACTTGGAAGCGTATCGAATGGAGATAGAGACCGTGAAGAGAAATAAAAGGATGTGGATCGAAAGGGCCGCGGGGTTTGGAACGCTTGAAGACAAAGAAAAAAAACGCGAAAAAAAGACGTGCAGTCCGTATGTTTGCCCGGTGTGTAGCGGCACGATGGAAGTACCGCTTGATTTTTATTGGGGCGGCTCGCTCTCTGGCGATTTCAGCGGCGCACCGAGTAAAAAAGAGGCGGGTGTAATAAGTGTGAGGGTGTGTAAAACCTGTGGGGGAACAGGGATTGTATGGAGGTAATGTATGAGCAGGATTGATGATATACGGGCGAGATACAACGATAACGGTTTAACCGATGACCAATACCGCAAAATCAAATCAAGTGATATTGCACAAATGCGCGTAGATATAAAGCGCGTATTGCATGTTTCAATCCACGCACCCGCAAGGGGAGGGTGAATAAAAAAAAAGAGCAGCTCTCGCCGCCCGTGGTTCCCTGACAGGATTATTTTACCACGGGAGAGGCGGGATTTGCAAGTGTTTAAAAAGATGCGCGGGATCAAGCTGCCATACGTACGGCAGGGGCTTATTTACTTCACGTGTCGGGATTACCGTAATCAGCCCCCGGACGTGCAGCAGAAAATAAACAACCTTTGTATGGAGGTGGCCGGGGAGTATTATCAAGCGCTGCGCGAGGTGCTGATATACGGCCGGCCGGTCGCGGAATCGGCAATCCGGCACTTCTGCGGCGAAGCGACCCTTTACAGGTGCAAAAAACGGTTTTATGAGAGGTGGTGACCTCTCTTTTCTTTCGCCGAAAAATTGAAAGTAACTGAAGGGGTATATATGCTACCGTTGTCTTGAATAGTTATGGAGGCGGTGAGGATGCCGAGACTTAAAAACAAAAAGCAGGAAGCGTTTTGTCATGAATTTATGATCGACCGAAATCGGACAAAAGCGGCCGAAAGGGCCGGTTATTCAAAAAAATGCTCTAACAGAAAGGGCTCAGAGCTCTATAGGCGCGATGACATAAATAAACGAATCGAGGAGCTGACGGCAGAGTATGAAAAGCGGGTCAAGTTGTCCGCGGATAAGATAATCGAAGAATTAGAGAACATTTTCACGGCGCGTGCGTCGGATTTTGCTGAAATTGAAAAAGTAAATTATGTAGATGAAAACGGCGAAGAGAAATCGTATGAAAGGGTAAATATTTTGCCTACAAATGAGGTAGATCTGGCAAAGCTCGGCGCCGTTGAAAGTATAAAGCAGGGGGCGAACGGTATAGAGGTCAAGGTATGCAACAAGCTCAAGGCCGCGGAGCTTCTTATGCGGCACAAGGGCATGCTGAACGATAAATTGAACGTAGGCGGCAAGGTGATCCACGAAGTGGACGAGGACGGCCTGAAGGAGATGCTTAGACTTGCAGGATACAAACCGGAATAAACTTGCCGTAGCGCTCAGCAAAGAGCATTATTCGGCTTATGTATATCACGTCCACCACGGGGCGTGGAGCCCGGGACGGTTCCCGGAGTTTTTGTGCGAAAAAATCCAGGAGTTTATCGAGCGGCCGCCCCGGGCGGCTTATGAAATACTGGTGCTTTCCTGCCCGCCGCAACACGGAAAATCCATGACGGTAACGGAAACGCTGCCCAGCTGGATAAACGGCAAGTTTCCGGATGCCAGGATAATTATTGCAAGCTATAACGATATAAGCGCGTCGAAGTTCGGAAGGAGAAACCGGCGCAAGGTAGAAGAGTACGGATCCGAAGTGTTTGGAATATCGCTTTCCAAGGCAAGCGACCAGGAATACGAAATCGCTGATCACCGCGGCGGATCTATATCCCGCGGAATTATGTCCGGCATCACTGGAAACCCGGCAGAATTTATAATCATTGACGATCCGGTCAAGAACCGGCAGGAAGCGGACAGCGAAACATACCGCGATAGGATGTGGGATGAATGGCTGAACTCGATCAAGACGCGCCTGCAGGCCGGCGGCAAAGTAATACTGATACAAACGCGGTGGCACGAAGACGATCTGGCAGGCAGGATCATCAAACACGAGCCGAATGTAGAGGTCGTAAATCTGCCGTGCGAGGCTGAGACGAACGATCCGCTCGGAAGGATGCCCGGCGAAGCGCTATTTCCGGAGATCGGGAAGGGTGAAGCGTGGCTTGCCGAGTTTAAGGAAGGCTATAAAGAGGGCACGCGCGCATGGAACGCGCTTTTCCAGGGCAGGCCAACGGCCGAAGAGGGCAACATGCTTAAGCGCGGATGGTGGCAGGAGTATATCGAGGCTCCGAAGATGATGCGGACCATCCTCAGCGTGGATGCGGCGTTTAAAGATAAAAAAGATGACGATTTCGTGTGCGTCGGCGCCTGGGGGAAGAATTACGCGAACAGCTATTTGATGGATCTGATCAACCAGCGGTTGGATTTCCCGGGGACTGTAAAAGCTGTGCGCCACATGGCGGCCAAGTATCCGGGATCACAGATACTGATTGAAGACAAGGCGAACGGCCCGGCGGTCATACAGGTGCTCAGGCGTTCGGTGCCCGGCATTATACCGGTACAGCCCATAGGAGGAAAAATCGCGCGCGTAAACGCCATAGCGGGATATGTGGAAAGCGGAAACGTCTATTTGCCGAAATTTGCGTCATGGAGGGACGCGTTCATCGACCAGTGCGCCGCCTTTCCGAACGGAGCGAACGACGACATGGTGGACATGATGAGCCAGGCGCTCAACCGGCTGTATTTTGTAAATGCGCGCGGTCCGCAGGAGAAACAGACAGAACAAGACTTTTTCACACGGCTTACGCAAAAGGAAACCCGCGATCCGCTGGGACGCGGGGGAAAGATAGAGGTATTTTGATGCACGAACCGATCAGAGTGTTTAAATCAATCGAACAGGCAGTCGCGTGCCTAAAGGAGTGGCAGAGCCGGTTGTTTTTGGACGACTGGATCATCAATGTGAAATTATGCCGTCAGTGCGACATGTGCGAAGAAGGAAACGCGGGAGAGAACGAGTACCAGGCTGGAAGCAAGCGCAGCGTGATACGGATTGCAACGGACTACGACCAGGAAGGTTTTATAGAAAAAGTATGCCATGAAAAGATACTGGTGCACGAGCTGCTGCACTGCAAATACAACTGGGTGATGGTGGACCCGGACAACTACATAGCGCATTATTTTGACACAATGGATCATGCGCTTTTAGAGCAGATGGCAAAGACGCTGATCATGGTGAAGTATGATTTGCCGTTTGAGTGGTTCAAGAATTTTTAGGAGGTATAGGTGTGGAGATCGTATTAATTGCAATTATTGTTTTTCTTGCGCTGGCCCTCATATGGGCATACCGCAAGGGTCATGCAGATGGCGTAAAATTATTTGACGAGTCAGAATCGCCGGAAACGATTTACAAGCACGGCTATAACGACGCCCTGGCGGCCCGTGAACCGGACGCGGCAACCTACAAGCGCGGGTTTGAGGACGGCTTTCGCATAGGTAACCTAAAGGACAAGGCGGCCACGCAAGAGGTAGCGGCGGCGCTCAGGGAGCCCGTGAAGCAAAAGCCTGTGCCGCCGGATGTAGAGAAAGAACAGAGGCGGTATGCTACCATTTTGCAGAATATAGCTAACACGGGCACAGGCAGGAGGCAGATAGATGTTGAATAAAAATGATACCGAACAGATCACGCAGATATGGTCGGAGTTTGAGAGAGGCAAGGATTACTTTGATAAACTTAACCTTGTCAACGAGATCACGAAAGCGCATCGGTTTTACGAGGGGGATCAGTGGCACGGCACGAAGACCGGCGGCGAAGAGCTGCCGATCATCGATATAATTGCCCCGATCGTGGATTACAAGACGTCCGTTGTAACGCTTAATCAGTGGGAGATCATATATTCTCCGACGAACTATGACGATCCTGCCTTCCAGGCGATCGGCGACGATATATGCAAGATGCTCAACGACCACGCCGCGCGCGTGTGGGAAGACGAATACATGGACGACGTCGTTTCCGAGGCGGTAGAGGATGCGGCGATCTGCAGGGCTGCATATCTGTATTTTTACTACGCCCCCGGGAAAACGCATAAAGAAAACAGCAAAGACATTGAAGAGCCGGGAAGAATCGAATGCGAGGAGTTGGATCCGTCTCAAATCATGTTTGCGGACGAACAAGAGCGTAAAATCCAAAAACAGCCTTATATCCTGATACCGCGCCGGCAGCGCGTTTCAGATGTGCGAAAAGAAGCGGAGACAAACCGGAAGAAAAAGAAAAATAACCTTAAGCCCGGAGACGTCAAAAACATCGTTTCCGACGATGATAAAGAGCTCGAGGCCGGCGACAGCGCACAGTTTGAAGTTGAGCAAAACGGAAGCGACGCCGGAACCGGAAAGTGCAAAACCGTCCTGAAGCTTTATAAGAAAGACGGTGAAATATGGATGTCAAAGTCCACGCGAAACGTCGTATACATGGAGCCGGAGCCCACGGGCCTGAAGTGTTATCCGGTAGCGGGGTATGTATGGTCCCGCGTGAAAGGCACATGCAGAGGGCAAGGGGTCGTGAATAAGTGGATCCCGAACCAGATTGGCATAAACAAAATGGCGGCATATCGTTTTCTTTCCGCGAAGATGAACGCGTTTGCAAAGCCGGTTGTCGACGTCGACGTGGTCTCAAACGGCATGGAAGCCGTTACGTCTTTCGGAACGGCGATCGAGGTACACGGCATGGGCGTCTCAAACGTAAAGCAGGCAGTCGGATACCTGCAGCCGGCCGACATGAGCATGGACGCGAAATCCGTGCAGGAAGAGCTTATAACGCACACAAAGGATAACGCGGGCGCCTCCGACGTGGCGCGTGGCCAAACCGATATGGATACTTATTCCGCGATACTTGCGATCCGGGAAATGTCCGAAGCGCCGATCAACAGCAAGCAGACGTCGGCGTCTAAAAAATTCATGGAAGACATTGCGCGCATTTGGTATGACATGTGGGCGAACGCGTACCCGGACGGGCTCCCGGTGGTGCAGAGCGGCCCGCTTGACGCGGGCGAGATACCCGAAACAGGCGAAGGGCCACGTGAAAGCCCAAAAATGGTCGAACAGCAGTATGTTATAAAAAAAGAGATCCTCGACAAACTTAAGCCGCGCGTGAAGGTGGATATATCGCCTTCTTCCCCGCTTAATAAGCTGGTAGAGCAGCAAAAGGCGGACAATCTGCTCAGCGGCGACAAGATATCTTTTGACGAATACGTCGACATGCTGCCGGACACCGAGCCTATAAAAGCAAAGCTTGAGAAGGTGATCGAGGCGCGCGGGCAGCTGGCCCAGATCACCGAGATATTAAAGCGGCTGCAGGAGGACAATGTTGCGTATGCGCAGGAGAATGGCGAGCTTAAAGCCGCTCTGCAGAATGCGGGCATGGCGATCGGGCAGGGTGCAGAACTCAATAAAAAAAACAAAGAAAAGTATTATAACCAGGGGCAGATTGATGCCGTAGCAAAAATACAGGGAGGTGCCGAAAATGGCAGAGAAAACACCGTATGAATTGATTGAGGAGGCATACCAGGCCGCGATTGGCCAGACCGGCCAGAAAAAAACCGCCGCGGAGACGGAAAAGGCGCAGAATGAGACGCGCCTGCAAAGAAACCTTACGGAGCAGAACCGGGGAGCCGGAATCCAATATAACCAGCTCATCAATCCGTTTGGCGCGAATGCAGAGCAGCGGGGCGTAATGGGGACGGGCGTATCTGATTACATCCGCAACGCCGCATATGGTCAGCTCTTGCAGGGGCGGGCGCAGATCCAGCGGACGTATCAGGACAGCTACGATACGATCCAGGCCGACTTTAACAATTATCTGCTGGAGCTGGCAGGACTGGACACAAGCGCTCTTAACACACGCAATACGGCTATCACGGAGCAAAAGCGGTATGACGCGGAGCAGGAACGCCTGAGGCTGCAGGCGGAAGAGGACAAACGCAGGTATGAGCAGGACCGGGCGGACAGCCTGGCCGCAGCAGCAGCAGCAGCGGCCGCAGCGGCTGCATCTTCGGGCGGAGGCGGAGGCGGAGGCGGAGGGGCCGATCTAACGGACAGCGTTAATCCGGCACCAAGCCGCTACGCTCCTATTAAGACGGGGGCCGGCGCTTATGTAGGCGTAAACGCCCGCGCCCGCGATGCCGCAGCACGGGTAGCAGCCTTGAAATCTACATCCCGCCCGCGGACATATACGGACCCTTCCGCCTACAAAGAGCGGACTAACCCCTATGTTCCCCGGTACAGCGTACGGTAGTTGACAACCGCCGCGCAAGGAATATAATGGCAGTAAGGAGGGAATGCGGATGAAAAAGACGCTGTTTATTATTCTGGCAGTCATGCTTGTCTTGTCTTTCCCTTTTGCCGCCCATGCGCAGATCACAAAGGACGAATATTATGCGCGGTCGCTTCTTTCGGGCGATGAACTTGAATTCTATGAAATGTGCTACGACGCGCTTTTGGACGGCGACGAAAAAATTTACGATATTAACGGTTTGAGCGACAGCCGATCTAAAGAAATTATTCGCTATGTACAAGGAGATTGCCCGGAGCTTATACGCAGGGCGGGCATATATACCGACGCGGAAGCGGAAGAATTGAGTGCTGAAGCGGAAAAAATAGCAGCCCGGATCGTAAGCGATGTACTGGAAGACGCGACGGATTATGAAAAAGTAAAGTACGCATACGACTGGGTGACCCAAAACATTACATACGGAGAAGGAGACACCGAGCAAAGCAAAGAGGAAGCGCAGACAATCATAGGCGGCCTGATCAACCGCGAGGCGGTGTGCGGGGGAATAAGCCGCACCATGCAATATATTTTATATCAAGCTGACGTTTTATCTTTTGAGGTTACTGGAGATACGGGATTCGGAGAAGATCACGGCTGGCTGATTGTTCGAATAGACGGAGACTGGTACTGGTGTGATCCTACGGGGCATGAATTGTACCGTTA